AGTTACTCGTTTTTCAACCAATGGCAAAAGAAATGATAGGTCAGGTTGGGTTCATGTATTTGATGATGCTCGTGGTGCTGTATTTGGTTGTTGGCGTAGTGGAGAGCAACACCAATGGCATGAGAAACGTGATTATGTTTCAGACATACATGAGCAGGAAGCCATGCGTCAGCAGTTTGAAGAAGCTAAACGTAAAGCTATTGCTGAACGTGATGCTGCTTATGCTATAGCTGCAAAGGAAGCGCAGGTATTATTTGATAATGCAGTTCAAGTAGTAAGCCATGATTATCTTACTAACAAGGGCATACGTCCAAATATGGCTCGTATGTTTGGAGGAAAGTTAATCATACCTGTATATGGTGCAGACGGAGAAATTCAGTCAGTACAGTCAATATTTAGTGATGGAGCAAAGAGGTTTCATTCTGGCGGCAAGATGGCAGGAGGTCATTGTTGGATTGGTGATCCTTCTGAGTCGGAAACTTTATTGATAGCAGAAGGATTTGCAACTGCTGATAGTTTACACCAGGCAACAAAACTTGCTGTATGTATAGCATTTAACGCTGGAAATCTTAAGCCAGTAACGCAAATGTTAGCAAGCCAATACATTGGCAAGAAAATAGTTATTTGTGCAGACAATGACAGTTCTGGTATTGGCATGAGCAAAGCAAAAGAATGTGGTGTTGATATTGTATTGCCAACTATTGATGGTGATTTCAACGATATGATGTCAGAAAAAGGAATTGATGCAGTTCGTGACATTGTCTTTGGTAAGGTAAAGCAGGAAGGTTTGTTTATCACCATTGAAGATATGATGGCTGGTATTAAAAAACCTAATTGGTTAATTAAGGGCATACTTGAACGTGGCTCAATGAATCTTCTTTTTGGCGAGTCAGGTGCAGGTAAAAGTTTATTTGCTATGGATTGGGCGTTTTGTGCTGCAACAGGTAGAAACTGGCATGGTCATAAGATAAAAGAAGAATTAAAAACTTTAATCATTATGGGTGAAGGTTTGCGTGGTGCTTCAATGCGCTTTAAAGCATTATCACAAAAATATGGAGAACCACCAAAGAATATTAGATTGAGCAGACGATCCATTAATCTATTAGATAGTAAAGAAGCTGATGAAATATTAAAAATAGTAGCAGAGTTAGATTTTAAACCTGATATTATTATTATTGATACGTTGCACAGGAATATGGTTGGAGATGAAAATAGCTCTGAAGATATGGCATTGTATTTTAAGTCTATAGAATTACTTGCCAGACGTTTAGATGCTGCAATTGTAACTGTTCACCATTCTGGACATGGCGATAAAGGAAGATCAAGAGGTTCATCATCAATTAAGGCTGCAATGGACGCAGAGTTTTGTGTCACCAAGAATGGAGATGCAATTACATTTTCTTGTACTAAGTCAAAAGATTTTGGTTTTGGTACTGATATGAGTTTTATTATTAAAGAAGTAGAGTTAGAAGGTGAAGTATTTTATGATGAAGATGATGATAAGCAGATCACCAGTGTTTATTTAGAGTATCAAGGTGTAGCTAAGAAGGAAAAAGAATTAACAAAAAATCAACAGAAAACTATTGATGCTTTGGTTGAGTCATTAGAGGCTCATGGTAAAAAAGACTGTGTTATGGATGAAAAAGGTATATACCATACCACTGTAACTTTTAATGAGTGGTATATGTTTGTTAAGGACGCTTTTAAGGGAGCTGATAACGTATCAAAAGATTTTGCACGTTGTAGAAAATCCCTTTTAGAATATAAACTTATAGGAAATAACGGGGATTTTTGGTGGTATGTTTAGAAATATACCTACCGCTAAATACCTATGGTATATGACAGGTATATGATTGAGTCTAAAAATATACCTACCATACCCCCCCCCTATAGGGGGGGTATGTGGTATATGACTGGTATATTATTTTTATGGAAGAAATATTAGAGTTTATAAAATCAGTTGAAGAAGTTTTTGGAACAGTACAAGCAAAAGCAATTAAGATTAATGACGAGGTGGTTTTACATGAAGGTAGATTTCAACAAGAACGTGAAGGATTGGAGTTATGAAGAAAGATTACGCAATGTCGTGGTATTTATTACCGTTTGTGTTGGTGGTATATTTTTTTATATTGTTGGTGGGCATTGTTAAGCTGGTGTTTAAAAGATGATTGCAATTTTATATGGTTTATATTTAATAATGAGAAGAACTGATGGATGATGTTGAATACTTTTATGACATGGCAGATAAAATGAATAAAATGCCAACTGAAGCGCAATTAGAGGCGTTTTTAGAAGCAGTTAATACTATGAGCAGGATAAAAGCTTTTGTCCTTGTGATGAGGCTGTAATGAAGCACAATCATTATTTTAAAAATACAGTTCATTTAAATGCTGTTGATGTTTACCGTGTACTTTCATTGTACGGTGTTACTGATCCATGTCTGCAACATGCAATTAAGAAACTTTTATGTGCTGGTGATAGAGGAGCAAAGGACATTGAACAAGATGTGCAAGAAGCTATTGATACTTTGGGGCGTTGGCAGGATATGATGGAAGAGGATGAATTAAAATGAGATTTCCGCCAATTAACTTATTCAGTGCGCCAAAACAGTTGGCGATATGTAAACATACCCATTGGATGATGTTGTATAGCTTGAAACAAAAGTGGTGTTATGGTAAAAACTGTAATGAGAAAAGGTATATTGATAACGATATGCCAGTACATACAAGGTAATAATTAATGGCATTAAAGACAAGTAACAAGAATAGAAAGAAGATTATAAGGTTTAAGGCAGATGAAGATAGCTACAAAACCAAAGATTAAATGGGTTGGCAATTACTGGAAATGTTATAGTGCAGATAGAGTTGCTTATGGGGAATCGCCAAAGGTGGCGTTTATTAATTGGAAATCGCAGTATTTTTAAAATTATTTTATGATAATTAACAATAAAAAAGTAACAGAATTAATACCTTACGTTAATAATGCTCGAACGCATAGTGAGGAGCAGGTTATACAAATAGCTGCAAGCATAAAAGAGTTTGGCTTTACTAATCCAGTTTTGATTGATGGTGAAAACGGCATCATTGCTGGTCATGGGCGTTTAATGGCTGCAAAAAAACTTGGCATGGAAGAAGTTCCAACAATTGAGTTAAGCCATTTATCAGAAGCACAACGTAAAGCCTACATATTGGCTGACAATAAGTTGGCATTGAATAGCGGATGGGATAATGATTTATTGGCTATTGAGTTTGCAGAACTTGGTGCGCTTGGTTTTGATTTAGAGCTAACTGGGTTTAGTTCAGAAGAAATAGGTGTTGAGGGATTTGAAGCTGATGAAGTAGAAATGCCAGACCTTAGAAGCGGTGATAAAGAGCCTTTTCAACAAATGACTTTTACCCTTCATGATGACCAAGTAGAACAAATAAAAGCAGCGTGTGATATTGCAAAAAAAATGGGCGAATTTGATTCGTTAAACGAAAACAGCAACGGAAACGCTCTTGCCAGAGTTTGCGAAACATTTGTAACAGATTATGGCAACAGCTAAAGAAATTCATGTTGCACCGGTAAGCCAAAAAGACGCAGCAACGTTAGTTAAAAAAGTGCATTATTCTGGAAAAATCGTAAATAATTCACAGTTACATTTTGGAGTTTTTTTAAATGGGAAACTAGAAGGTGTTATGTCATTTGGTGCATCAATGGATAAAAGGCGTGTTGGTGCATTAGTAGAAAATACAAAATGGAATGATTTTTTGGAATTAAATAGAATGGCGTTTAGTGAAGCTTTGCCTCGCAATAGCGAAAGTAGAGCATTATCAATAGCATTTAAATTAATTAAAAAACATTATCCAAATATTGAGTGGATCATTTCATTTGCAGATGGAACACAATGTGGTGACGGTACAATTTACAGAGCAAGCGGTTTTGTTTTAACTGGAATTAAAAAAAATACAACAATGCTTTTAATGCCTGACGGTTCTATTGTTGCTGATAAGACTTTGAATAATTCAAATAATATGGGTAAAAATGGCAGAAAAGGGTCAAGCATTGCAAAAGAACAAGGCGCAAAAGCGATTCAAGGATTTCAACTACGATATGTTTATTTTTTAAACACAAAAGCAAAAGAACGATTGACTGTTCCTATTTTACCATTTTCAAAGATTGACGAAATGGGAGCATCAATGTATAAAGGTATTTCAATTAAGCGTGTCACAAAGGCTATTTCTAACGACCAGTTAGAAAGCGGAGGGGCAGTACCTACCGACACGCTCCATTCAAAAATTAGAACTTCGGAGTTATAAATGACTCAACCACATCAACCAACCGATGAAACACGAAAACTAGCTCGTGCTTTGTCGGCTGTAGGCATTACGCATGAAGATATAGCCAGCAAGATAGAGATAAGCTCAGACACGTTGGTTAAGTATTACAAAAAAGAATTAGCTGATGGGCGCATTGATGCAAATGCTACTATCGGAAAAGGATTGTTTGAGCAAGCAAAAAATGGAAATACTGCTGCTGCTATGTTTTGGTTAAAAACTAGAGCTGGTTGGAAGGAAACTCAAAAACTTGAAATGACTGGAGAAGATGGAAGTCCAATAGTCCACAGAATAGAGGTTTCATTTGGCGACGATTAAGGCAAAGTTTCCTCCAAGTCTTAAAGACATATTTAAGCCAAAAAGATATAAAGTCATTTATGGTGGACGTGGATCAGGAAAAAGTTGGAGTGTTGCAAGAGCATTAATCATTAAGTCTGTTAATGAGCCGATAAGAGTTCTTTGCGCTCGTGAAACACAGAAGTCAATACAAGAATCAGTACATAAGTTGCTTAAGGATCAGATTGATATACTTGGTTTACAGCATATATTTACAGTGCTTGAAACAAAGATAATCGGGATTAATGGTTCTGAGTTTAGCTTTGCAGGTATTCGTCAGCAAGGCATTACAAACTTAAAGTCTTTTGAAGGTGTTGATATTTGTTGGGTAGAAGAAGCTCAGGTTTGTACTAAGAAATCATGGGATGTTCTTATTCCTACGATTAGAAAGCCTGGTAGTGAAATATGGATAACATTCAATCCTGAATTAGACACTGATGAAACGTATGTTAGATTTGTATTGACAGATAATGAAGAAGCTGTTGTTATAAAATGCAACTATTCTGATAATCCTTGGTTTCCAGAGGAGCTTGAAAAGGAAAGGATAAATTGGTTAAAGCGTGATCCTGAAGGATATAAAACAGTCTGGGATGGAGAATGTCGTCCTGCTGTTGAAGGTGCTATTTACGTTAATGAGATAACTAAACTTCATCTTGAAAAAAGACTAGGAAATGCTCCGTACGATCCACTATTGAAGGTTCATACAGTATGGGATTTAGGTTGGAACGATTCAATGTCTATAATGATGGTGCAGAGATCAGGTTCTGGTGAAGTAAGGATTATTGATTATATTGAAGATTCACATCGTACTTTAGATAGTTACATTGCTGAATTGAATACAAAAGGTTACAATTATGGCACGGACTATATTCCTCATGATGGAAGAAGCAGAGATTTTAAGTCTGGAAAGTCTACTGAAGAAATATTGATGGCGTTAGGTCGTACTGTTAATGTGCTAGGTCGTGAAGATATAGAAGAAGGAATTAAGATGGCAAGGATGATGTTTGGTAGAGTTTGGATTGACAATAAAGCATCTGAATTACTTAACCAGATCAAACGCTACAGACGCACACAAAATCAAAGTACAGGCACATTCGGTGCGCCTTTACATGACGACAGCTCTCATGGTGCAGATTGCTTTAGGTATCTTGCTATGGCAGAACAGAATATGACTAATGACTCTTGGAGTTCAGGAGCATTAGATTATTCATATATACAAAGCGGTATAATTTAACAACAGAGGATTAAAAATGGCTAAGTCTAAATCAAAAAAAGCTCCATCTCCAATGATGCCTGGTAAGAAAAAAGGCTGC